TATTAATATTTGGCATGTATCCAGCATAATAATTTCCAGATAATACAATTCTCTCATCAGATGTATCATTCGTATAATGATATAGACTTGATGGGAAAATAACTAAATCTCCTTGCTTGCAAACAACTCTCGGTCTATTGATACCATACGATGGTGATTCATCTGTCATGAAGTTTAAACTTGTGTCACTGTCTCCTGTTGAAAGATACGCTGCAATAGAATAAAAATTAGGTGGCTGTTCATGACAATGTGGATGAACAAAACTATTGTTCTTGTAAAAGCCAATCCAAGCATTATACATTGCAATGACAAACTGCATACCGTTTCTTCTCATTGAATCTGGTCTGCTTTTATTGAAGTGTGGATAATTTAATCTGGTAGAAATGCAGTGTTCAACCTTTGATGTGACACTCTGTAAATAAGGCGCAACATCTTTATCCTTTTGTAAGTCCCACCCTGTGCGACGAACACTCTCTAAATTATCCACAATATCAGTTTCTAGTTTTTGTTCTGCTAATTCTATTAAAGTATTACACAACTCTTTGCTTAGAGTTGATTTCATAATAAAATCAGTTTTGAGAACAGGAACATACTGAACTGCCTCAAACGAATCCTCACCCTTCATTAAAATTCAAACTCCAATTGTTTCTGTCCTTCTAAACGAAAAATCTTGTCACGTTGTTTGTTGATTATTTCATTTAGATTTTTTATTTTCTTGTAGCCATTCTGCACCTGTTCTTGCAGTTGAGAAATTTCTTTTCTCATCAAATCAGATTCCGTGACCATATTTAATTTCTCAGTATCGTTTAGTTTAAGATGAAGTGAATTGAACATTGGTTCTTCCTCTTTAAGTCTCCGACTCATGTAGTCCCAATACGGCTCTCGTTGCATCGTATTTCTCCACAAAAAATACTGGTTCTGGTCGTTTAGTCCACTTTGCAAATCCTGACTTCTCTAGTATATAGTAATTCTGGTATGCAAGAACTGTGTTCTCACCTTTGCAGTAATCAGGCATACATTGTGGTGGGTCAGTGAAATCAACGTCAGGCATATTTTGAGGACAGCCTGACAATCCCATGTTCAGTCTTTCTGAAGCATGGATTTTGCCATAACGATATGTGTATTCTTGCATAAGACCACGCATATGTTTATACAACCAAAGGTAATTCAATCCACCAGAACGAACCCATTTGGTGCTGGGATGGTTCTTGTGAGCCATTTTGTATAGACCATACCTGTCAGCATAATCGTCACCATCAAGAACACGATGGGCGGTAGAGAGCATCTGTGCGCTCTCCAGTATCATCTTAACCACATGCTTGTCACACATCATCTGTGCGGCAACTACAGGGTCACGGTCTAAGTAGAAAATATTCATTTCTTCTCCCAACGATAAAAGATATGATCACCAATCTCCGTGGTTCTCGTTTTGGTCTTAGCCCAATCCGGTTTGACATAATCAGCATGGTAGTGTGTAGCACCATCAGTTATATCAACGAACCTTATATTATTATGTAGTATTAGACCCGCAAAGTCAAGTATCTTTTGATAAGTTTTTTCATCTTTTATTTTATCAGACTTACCATCACAATACCAACTGAACTGGCACCTATTTCTGATTGGATATGAAATGCTAGGGTCTTTCCAAGATGGTCTAGTTGGCCCCTGCAAGACAACCTCACAGACCGAATTGGGAAACCTATTATCGTTCACCCTATTCATTACAACAGCAGACACAGCAAGTTTCCCTGCTGTGCCCTGATCCCTTGCCTCATGATACATGTTCATAGCAAGACATTGAACATGTTCATCAGAGGCGTAGATTGGTTTTTCTGTTGTTATCGCTTCAAGAGGGGCAGCGACAAACAACAAACCAGCGGTTATAAGTTCTTTCATTCACCATGCTGCCTTTTGAGATAATCCTTGGCATAATCAGCAGCCATAGTTGACCCAAAACATATATTGACCTTGTGAGCGACCTCATCAATGTCAAACTCATCACCACCGAATACATATCCATCACACCATGATTCGATATCCATCAAATAGTCTTTCATCTTACTCATATCCATAGTACTCCTTTTTAAAAGCTTTCATGTATTTACCACTGTCACGATGGGCCTCTATCTCCCAAGGCTGTCTCTCATAAGCAGTCTTCAGATAGTTACGATACTTACCATCACGACACTTCCACAACTTCTTGTAACCACCACGCACACGGTCAATCAACCTCTTCGTAGCGTGCTGTTTCACATGTATCATCTCATGACAAACTGTGTCAATGAACTCTTCAACGCCCTCTGCTTTGGTCAAACGATGGTCAACCTCAATCACAAAGTCACGGTCATCATCTTCCTGATAACAGAACCCTTTGGCACCTTCTTCGTATGTCTTGGTCAACAAGACAGTGACGTTCAAGGCACGATGACGGGGCAACATCTTATCCAGACAGAACCAGACAATCTCCTCGGCCAATTCTCTGTCCTTCTTGACACCACCAGTAACTTCGACACCAATCATCTGAACCTCTTGTTCATCATCACTATACATATAATACGACATATGAGAGATATTGTCAAGAAAATAATGAAGAAAAGAATCGTTTAGTTTCAAGGACTTGATATTTTTTTTAGGTCTATTTTTACTCGTTCCACCACTTCACCCCAATTTGCAGGCTCTTTTTGGCGGTAAATTCGCACTGATTCGTACCAAGGACTAGTATCAGGATAGTTCTTCTCTCGAAACCAACGCCAGTCAGCAGAGAAATGAAGCAGCCCCCACGTTGGAATACCTAATGCTCCACCCATATGAATAGGTGCTGTGTCTGTGGATATCAACAAGTCTACTTGAGATAGTATATCAGCTGTGTCAGAGAAGTCTCTTATTCTCTCACCGAGACTTGGTAAGAAGGTTTTTATATCTGGATTGCGTCTGTAGTCAAACATGGCACTACCCTTCTGTATGCTTACCATATTGACGTTAGGAAGTTCACAGAGAGGTAGTATCGTTTCAAGGGGTATGGAACGTCGAGTATCAAGTCCACTCGACTCCCACACCAACGCCACATTCATACCCTCATCAGACAGGTTCCAATCCTTGCAATGAGTTTTTGATAAGTACCCATCAGTGTGGGGTATATTATCTATGGTGGCCTCTAGAACTCTAGGAAGACTCAACAGAGGGATTTTAAAGTTTAACTCAGCTGAGTTGAGTGAAGCACCCTTCATAACATCCACACCTTTTAAGATAGGACTATTCTTGAATATGTTATACAACTGGTCATAGCAAGAGAATATGATTCTTCCACCTAACTCCCTAACTTGTGGAATGTACCTGACAAACTGTATGTTGTCACCAAATCCTTGTTCACAATATATCAGTATGGTTTTGTCCTCAAGAGATTGGCCCTCCCACAAATCAATATGAGATAACGCCTCTTGATTGAAAGCAAAGTTTTTTCCTAGTCTCCACGCACCATCTGACTTCAAATCAACATAATGAAATCCTCTTTTGAAGTCTCCCATTTTAAGATAGTTCATACCAGTATTCAAATTTGCTCTGGCAGGGTTGTGGTATCCTAGTTTTATTGCTTGCTCATAACAAGCAAGTGACTCTGCAAACTTGGATAAGTCATGCAGTATGATTGCCAAATTATAATATGCTCTAGCATCATATGGATCATCCACAACCAACTGTCTATAACACTTAGCTGCTGACTCAAAGTCTTCCTTCTCTAGAAAGTCGGCAGCAATGTATTCTAGTTCTTTAAACTCTGCTTGTAATGTTTGATGGACCATCTACCGTCACATGTCTATCGTGTTCAACAACCATGTAGTTGTCATCCCAATCAAAAGCCTCTTTGACTACGTTATCAGACAATCCTTTATACATCTTGTGTAGTGACTTATCTTTAGCAGCAACTACAATTTCAGCTTCAGATGGATGAAGACCTTCCAACATCTGAACAAACATGGACTCTCTCTTGTTTTGAGAAAGCGCATTGTTTCCACCTTGAACATAATGATACAGTCTACTTGCTTCAGAAGCAAGTAAGGTATGCTCTGTGCCCTCTGGAACATCATTTGGTTTATATGGAACCGCACCAGCAGGAAGCGCCCAAATGATATTGGGATCAAAAGACGATTTCAAAACCATGCGAAGTGCTGGTGTGTTGTGTTCCTTCAAATGAGAAACCTTTTGTTTCTTTGTCTTTAGTTTCGCTACCTTCTCTAAAATTTCATGAAATAGTGGTGTGTATGGCATTAAAAATCTCCTATAGAATCCATTAGCTCATTGAGCCTATTCTTTATAAAGTAATTTAGTAGTTTACTTCGATCACCTTCTGGGGCATCATCGTATGCCTTTAGACACTCCAAAAATAATTCTTTGGGTGATTCTGTCAGGTCAATCAGTTTTTTGTTTCTTTGATAGTTACGTTTTACTTCATCGTTAGGCAAAACGTCCTCAATGTCATGGTCTGACCATGATTGTATTTTCTTTTTGCCCAATGGCTTTTGACGCAATCCGTTTACAAAAGTGTTGTCTGGTGATAACACATTAGGAATACCATCACTTGTATCCCCTCTTAA